TAATCTCCATACCTTCACGCACTTTGGTATTATTAAATGTCTTAATGTAAGTGAGTACTATCTCACTTGCGGCAATTCTATTAAGTGTTAGTGCATTGATAGATTTAAATGTAGTACCTGCAAGTGACAAATGTGAATTCAATACCTTAGTTTCTTGTTCTGTGAATGTAACTGTACCAGATGCGTCAACAAAATATGCATCACGGAACCAAACATCTTTAGTCGTAGTCAAGTGATTGATATCGATGTTGTATGATGCCTTCATATCAGAGAATGTTTTACCTGTATATGAGGTGTGAAAGACAATACCCAATTGAGCGGAGGTCATTGCTTTGGCCAGTTTTGAATTTGATGGCACAGCATATACAATCGTATTTGGTTGAAAAGTAATGTACTCTTCATCATCAATTGTTTGTGTACTGATATCACCTTTAGAGAACATCATGTCACCTTGAATAACACCTTTGATGCCTAATTTTGGTAAGTAACGCAAAGCAACTTTAAGTTTGGCATTCAGGCCACCACTTGGATGATTCGTGTCAATATCGTCATCAGTATAATTCAACTTAGGGTTTGCATTGAAAACACCTTTGGTGCCAACAAAGAATTTACCATTGTCTGGATTGATACCACAGAAGACAGCAGGTGCGCCGTCCCATTTTGTGCTAACGTTTACTTTTAAAGAAGAATTGCCTGCCAACATATCACGTAATGATTGTAAGAAGTTAATTGCATCACGTGTGCCGGCAACACCACGATTTAGAACCTCATCCTCGATATGTTCGAGGTGGAGATTCGCACCTTCTTTTTTTGCTTCGGTTATAAATTCTGAAAATTTCATTTTAATGTATCTTTATGAATGGACCGTTTGTGTCTCTAAATTCTTTCTTAGCACCATAGTATAATGTTTTCAACCACTCCTGCATAAGTCCTTTTTTATCTATTAGAGACCACGCATACGCCCAGCGCATACAAGTTAATTTGGATGAAAGTCTTCCGCCTGCATATTTAGAACCTTCTTCCCTGATACAGTAATCTAAAACATCAGCAAAAGAACCAGATGAAACTTGTTTTCCTTTATACATCACCTTCATATCACCAAAATCTATATCTTTACCATTAACTTTCATCTTGGATAATTCTTTTTGAAAATCGACCCAATACTTTATGGTTTCTGGTGTCCACTTACCAACAGGTGGAATATGTGGGTCTTTACCAGCATTTACTGGTCTAATAATACCAAGTTTCGAATAATTCTTAGAGAAGAATTCATCAATTGCATCAGCAGAAGCCTTACCAATTTTTGCGCCAGCATCTTTACCAGTTGGTGTTAAATCAGTTTGCACACCACCTCTAGGTGTTGACATGTTAAAATTTCGTGTTTGCCAATTAACCAAACTCTCACCAGCTTTAAATTGTCCTGCAATCTCACCATTGTCTATTTCTGTTGGTGTTTTATTGTTTGTTCCAAAATTTGCATAACATTTAAGTGGACCAACATTCTCAAAAATTAACTCTTTTGCTTTGCCTTTACCCATGTTGGATAATTCCAAATCAGCTTTAGTTTTACTTTTTGAGATGGCCTTGAGTGATACTGGAACCAAATCTTTACTATCTATTAATTCTCTCATATATGCATTTAAAGAATAAATGTTTGCCATTTCATCGGAATTTTTAGTAATTGAATCTAATTTTTTTCTTATAACATTTTCTTTTGTTTTTCTAACCATGTAAATATCAGCAGGATCCCAATTATCTTTTGTTGAGACTCCACATCTTTTTTTAGCAATATCTTCAATGAAAGACATGAAACCATTTCTCTCATCACGGGAATAAATGTATCCTCTATTATTGGAACCCAAATAATTTTTTAACGCAATAGCCTGTTTTTGAAATGTACTCATCCAAGCGGTTCTTAGTGCAAGATTTTTTGCAAGATCAGGATAAACTTCCACAACTTCTGAAAATAATTCTGCTTCCGAGGGCACCTTTGTACTCTCAATATACTTTCTGAAGTAAACTTTTGAGGCGTTCTCTTGCTTTGCTGTTTCTATCGCATTACCTGCCATCTAATACTCCATTGGTTATTGGAGTATTTATCCTACCAGATTACCGGATAATGTCAAGCACTTTATCACCGGTCCAAACTTCTTGTTCGGTCCTGATACGATTATCAGTCTTAATCGTATCATATCGGTTGATGGCTTTCTTGCGCCACCACTCAATGATGTTGTTTAAATGAAACTTCTCATAGTTTTCACCAGGTAATAACTTGTCGGCCTTGCCATTCACAAAATCAACCATGTTTTTATAACCATAATCGGAGATAAAGTATCGTTTCTGTTCGTTCAGATTCTTGGCATTCTCAATCGTCTGTGCAAACTTAACACCTTCTGGTGTACCTTTAAGCGCGACCTTGGTTAGTGATACGATGTGGTTGGAGATTTTCAACTTACGTGACGAAGCATCTTCTGGTGCAAGTGGTTCACCAATGATTGCTTCAACATAGTTTTTCAAGTCAGTATAAGTTTGACCATGCAACATTGGTAAGAAATCAGAATCAGTTAGACCTTTGAAACGAATCAATGGTTTCATGCCGTCATACTGCGATACTGCCTTAGAAGAACCATACAAACTGGTAGTCTCAAACAAACACATTGACATTTTATATTTCTGATTCATCATCTCACGCACTTCATGTGAGGTACAAATCGCAGCCAACAGTTTGCCGCCAAGGTAATTATACCCGAATGGTTGTGCCGGAACAATAACAAAACCCATCGCTGCACATTGATTGAACCTCTGAGCACCACCTTGGACTTGCGTAAACACTTGTCCAAGCATTTGATTTCGTGGCTTACAGTTGATGACTGGAGAACCAAGACGAATGAAACCACACCACTTTCCTGTCTTCTTCTCAAGTATTGCCAAGCGCAAACAACGACCAGGTATACTTGTCATGTTTGAATGTGACGATATCATATTGAGGTAAATATCCCATCGGTCTTGCGGCAATTCAACAATCTCAAACTCCATGTCTGCCGGTGACATTGTGAAGTCGGAGAACAAGTCTTCTTCTGGTCCACATCCAGGTAACGTGAATGGTCTCTCTGACATTGATGCCAGTTTCTGTTCACGCATATACTCATCTATGCGGCCAAACTTATCGAAATACTCCGAGAACACTTTGGCAACATATGCACCTTGTTCTACTGTCAAGTTCATACTTTAATTCCGTCAAATTTATTTCTGCGTTCTCTATTACCAAATGTACTTAGTGGTTTATCTGGTTGACCAGAATCGGAGATATCAGACTGTGAAGATTGTTCAGTATCATAAAGTCGCATTTTTGACCGATCAATACCAACAATGAAACGTTTGAATACACTAGGGTCAGAGTAACGATTCTTCAATTGCTTCACCATAATCTGGTTCAACTGTTGAAGTTCTTCTGTACTAATCAAAGCAAACATAAAGTCAGCAGTCGCAGGTAAACCAAACGACTCACTTGTGTCGGTCAAATCAACATCGGTGTTTGTGAAACCTGATCGTGTTGTTTGTGTCGCAGTTACGATTGGTAGACCTGCTTCAACAGCAAGACCACGCAATTCTTCAGCAATCGATTTGATATATGTGTATGAGTTAACAGAACCACCAGGTTTGATACGAGAAGAGGAACAGATGTTAAGATAATCAATGAAGATAATATCAGGCTTAAAACTCTTCTTCAACAACAACTCTTGGAGCAAAGCACGGAAGTGGAGTGCATTGGCAGCCGCCGTTGGATATTCTTTGATGATTAACTTGCCTTGTGTTTTGTTCTTCAGTACGCCGAACTTACGGACATAATCATCTTTAGACATTACATGTAGTTCATCCATTGTCACATTCATCAAGTTGGCATCGATACGCTCAGCAATCTTTTCTTCAGCCATTTCCATGGTGATATACAAAACATTCTGTGCATTAGATAAACAACTTGCAGCAACGTGACACATGAACAAAGACTTACCAACACCAGTGCCGGCAAGTGCAACATTCAATGTCTTAACTGGCAGACCACCTTTGGTAATCTTATTGAAGATATCAAGGTCAAACTTAACACGCGACTCAACTTTGTGATACAGGTCATAACGATTTGAAAAGTCATCAATGTAATCGTGACCAACATTAGGATCAAACGATACACCCAAGGCATCACTGAGAATCTTTGGAATCTCACCTTTGGCCTTCTTATCACCTTTGTCATCCAGAATCGATACAGATTCCATGATGGCATTGTAGATTGCTTTGTCTTGGCAAAACTTCTCTGTCTGTTCAACCAACCACTTCATTTCGGTTGGTTCGTCTTTGTGCTGATTGATATTCTGCAACAATTCCATAGAATTGCGAACTTCTTGCTCAGTTAACTTCTTACTCTCTGTAAGATTAATGATGAGTGCTTCGTGTGTCGGTAGACTATTGTACTTGTTGATAAAATCATCAACTTCTTTGTAAACTACTTTTTCGGTATTGTCTGAGAAATAATCTGTACGGAGAAACGGCAAAACTTTACGAGCAAACGTTTCATTGTAAATCAGATTCTTTAGAATCGAGTGTTCTAGTCTGTTCATTATGGCTTTCTTGATTAATAATAATATCTGTGAGAATGTCTCCCATCATTGTATGATATTCTTGGTCAGTTAGCAAGCTTGCATGGCCATGTTGACCTGGATTGTGTATGTTATAGGTGAACTGTAGTTGACCCATAACACCTTCTTCAAATCTAACATGACCATACGAGAATACTACACCTGAATACTTACCACCGGTAATTTCAACCATCGTGGAGTCTTCTTCAGGTAAGTTTAGAAACTTGTACTCAAGCTTCTTCTGCTTCTGCCGTATCGAAATCTTCTCCCATAATGTTGCCAAAAGCGATTTCATATTTCTTCCTTACAGATTCTTTAAATGATTCATTGACAAGCATACTAGACCAAAATTCTTCGGTATTAGTATCCTTCTCACGGAACTTCTTGTCTTCTATTTCACCAGTATCTTTATTGACACGTGAGTACCAACCATTCGATGGTTTAACTACGTGGCCAGATTCAAGTGCAACATCAAGTAAGCCAGACCACTTGCTAATACCACCGTCAAAAGATACAGAGACAGGGATTTTAGATTTTTCTCGAACATATCGTGATTTCTCCACATTGATAATAAAATTGTAGCCAGTTAATTCGGTACCATCTTTCTCTTGCTGTCGACCAAGAATAAAGATGTTGTCGGCAGAGTAGTAACTGCCAGTGCCACCACCAACAATGTCTTTAGGAAACATTCCAATTTCTTTGTAGGTGTGATTGACAACTACCATTGGAATATCTTTAAGAGATAGGTGTGGTGTGACCATACGGAACAAACTCTTCACCTGTTTTGCACGTGACATATCAGCAACTGATTTGCCTTCAAGTGCATCATCTACTTCCTTTTTAGACGCAAGATTACCAATAGAATCAATAACAATAATAAGATGCTCGCCACGTTCAAATCCCTCAAGTTGTTTCATAATATCAAACTTCAACTGCTCAATGTCAGTCAATGGTGTGTGTAAGACACGTTCAGTATCAATACCAAATGTATCAAAGTAGGACTGTGGTGTACCAAACTCAGAATCATAAAACAACATTACTGAATCTTCATACTTGTCCATGTAAGACTTGGCCATCAGCAAACTGAATGCAGTCTTAAAGTGTTTAGAAGGACCTGCCCACATGGTAAGACCAGGGGTAAGACCACCATCTAAACGACCAGACAACGCAACGTTCACCATTGGGATAGATGTGGGAATCATATCTTTTTTGGTAAAGAACTTTGATGTTGCGAGCACAGCACTGTCTTTAATCGTGCTGTTTTTTTTAATTTTATCTAATAAACTCATACTATTCCTTTAGTTAAAAAAACTATCCAATGAATTAGTCTTCTCTGTTTTCCATTCAATACAATCTAAAATCACTTTGATTGGTTCGAGGAAAGACTTATCAAACTGTGTGTCATAATCAATATACTCTTGTAGATTGAATTCTTTTGGCAATCGACCTGGGAAAGATACAACTGATTCTTTGAAATGGTTTGGAACTTTCAAGTATGTAAACTTGAGTTTTTCACCTTCTTGAATCAACGGATACTTCTTGTCCAAATTATACTGCTTTAGGAAATGATTGTACACGATGGCACCACGAACATGAATCGGAGTACCCTTCTTATACATTGTAACAGAATCAGAATAAGTTTTCAAGCCATTAAGTCCTCTTGGAAAAGAAATATCTTCAACAGGTAAAGATTTAAATTCTTGCCTAAAGGTTTGGATGAATTCTTGTACTTCTTCTTCGGTACCAAGCATCACCATTTTAATTAAGGTATTCATCTTCTCACGAATCGCAGCCGGTGTAGAAGACTTAATCATCTCAAGTCCCATCACCTTCATATGTGGTTCGTTGTATTGAACACCCTCATTGTTATATACATTAAGAATGTAACGTTTCTTGGCAGTCCAAATACCTTTATCGGACAAGCCTTCACGTTTCATTTGCATCTTTTGGGCATACGCATTAACATACGTAGCAAGCTCCTGGTAACTCTCATCAATAAATGGTTGTATCTTCTGCTCACATACTTTATCCATGAATTGGATAATCTGTTGTATGTTTGATTCTTTCGGATGCACCTTATCAACAAGCTCACCAAGGCGGAGATAAATCGAATCTGTGTCTGAGGCGATAACATAATCTTTGTCGGTCTTTAATAGTTTGTTCATGTAAGAATTGATTTTACTTTCAATCCACTTAATACTAAGTTGACCCGCAGAGGTAACGCCAAGAGCTTGTCGTAAATCATAGAATCGGAAATACTTGGAACCTAAGGCACCGTATGCCGAATTCAAAGATACTTTCTTCGCTAGTTGTAGATTATTATACCTAGCAATTCGTTTATCTAATTCATTCTTCTTTGTCTCATCAGTTTCAACTTCATAATCTTTCTTCGCCTGAATCATCATCTTCTTGAACTTAGAACGGTCAATGTACATTTCTTCCAACATCTTTGGTAAGAAACCTTGTTTGGTCGTACTAAAGAACTGCCCATTCGGTGTGATAGTATAACCACTCATCTTTGATAGGTCAACTGATTTAGTCAGCAGTTTATCAACGCTTACACCACGCATAATAATGTCACGCATATCTTGTGTATAGTCTTGAGGCTCAATCAATGTTTCAGGTGAGATGTTGTATTGCATCATCAAGTGTGGGTACAAACTGTTCAAGTCAAATGAAGCGACACATCTATGCATACCTTTTTGTGGGTCTTTAACATAAGCACCCTCAAAAGCAGCATCTTTGTCTTTCATAACCTTTGGTGGCACAATGATATTACGGTTCAACAAGTAACCATATGTCATTGCATCCCACATTCTAGTTTGTGCAAATACATCATCATAGTTACACTTCGTATCATAGGCAAGAGTTAGTGCCAATTCCAACAACTTCAACTTGTCGTCTAGTTTCAGAATCAATGCTACGTCTTTAATATTATACTCAATGAACTTTTGGTAATTCAAACGATACAACTGGTGCAAGTTATCATACTCATCATATGAAATCTTGTTCTCACCAATCTCAACGTTCGCAATATTATCCAAACGATATGACTCTTGTGATTTACCACCTGGCGCATACCATCTGTACAATTCAATATAGTCAAGTGTCGAAACACCTAACAACTCATACGCAACGTTTTCACGACCCATGGCCATAACTTTGCGTTCAGAAATCATATTCCATGGTGACAACTTCTTTGTGTCATCTTCACCAAGGATACGTGATAGACGATTGACCAAATATGGAATATCAAAGAACTTGATGTTCCAACCACTCACAACATCTGGACAATTATTTGACCAGTGGTTGATAAATGTTTTGCAAAGGTCATACTCATCACGGCATTTAATGTATGTAACGTTATCATCATTATTAATATAGTCACCACAACCCATTACGATTGTTTTACCACCAACACGTGTAATACAAATGGCAGTGATTGGTTCGTTGGCTTGATATGGATCAGGGAATCCATTTTCAGAACCAACCTCAATATCGATAACATCAATTGCAACATCTTCAAAGTCCCAATCGGTCATCTCTGGATGTTCATCAGCAATAAATGCATATTCGAATCTGGTTTGACCATAGATTTCAAAGTTTTGTACTTCATTGTACATCTTAACAAAATCACGTGCTTCACGGATAGATTCGAACTTCATAGGTTCAAGTGCTTCACCATTTAAGTTTTTAAACTTTGATGGTTTATTAGACTTCAAAAACAAAGTCGGCGAGTAAGCAATTTTCATCTTAACCCTACGTGAATCTTTAACTCCACGATAAAGTACGTTATTACCAACACAAACTACATTAGTATAATAATTCATCTAAACTTTCATAATTATAAATAGGTGTAGGTCACGGGACTGCAATCCCTACCTACTCTAATGATAAAAAGGAATCATCAGCATGAATATTTATTACATATATCAACACCGAAGAAACGATACCGGTGAAATCTTCTATGTAGGTAAAGGCAAAAAGAACCGTTGCTTTGAGACTACAAATCGTAACACACATTGGCAAAATATCATTAACAAAACAGATTATTCTGTGGAGTTATTATACGAGTATTTGTCTGAAGATGTGGCAAATCTTATTGAAATTGGCCTAATAACCAAATACAAACATGACGGTATAAAATTATGCAACATGACCATTGGTGGTGAAGGTAACTCTGGACACAAACATTCTAATGAGTCCAAGAAAGTTATGTCCGAAAAAAAGATTGGACGAAAACTCACCGAAGAACACAAACAAAAAATAGGCCAAGCTCATAAAGGCAAAATTATTTCAGACAAACAAAAGAAACAAATAAGTGAAACTCTAAAAGGTAAAAAACTTTCGGATGCTCACAAAATAGCTATAAGTAATGGTGTGAAAAAAATCAAAACTTAGGTATTGAACTTGCAATTTGAATGCCAGAACCAAATAACTTATTATACTCATTTTCCAATTCTACCATTGGACTTGTGATGCAAAGAATATCAGATACATCAAATGAAATACCTGTTTTAAACTCTTGTGCATACTCCAAGAAAGGAGAGAAACCCATCATTGGACCATCTTTGGATGGTTGTACAATTACCTGCACAGTTTCTTTGACTGTGATTCTCTCATCATTTTCATAAACAACACTGGCAATGATTGTTTGATTTGTTTTAAAAGTAATTAACTTTACCGCCATTTTAAATCCTTGTTGAAGCAGGCACTACGGCCAAAGTCACCCAACGTTTTGGGTAAAGCATTTCACGACCATTAAACTCGGTCATGTTGAGTGTCGGGTCTTCAACAAGACCTACGACCTCTACCATATCATCGAATTCTCGCAAGAAGAAATCGTACTTATAAGCACGGGGAAGGCGATTAGCCTCAGCGAATTGTTTTGCGATTTTGTATGTTTCCATAATATCTCCGAAAGTTAATAATCAATTATAGTGTATTTAAACGAACTTGTCAAGCGCAGGAGGTGTCCATCCTTCTGGTTTTAAAACTTTGCCGTCTGGTCGTTTAAGTACTTTGCCTGTTGTCGGGTCAATCTTCGCCAAGTTAGAACGGGCAACTTCTGCCCATGCCGCATCAACATCATACCCCTTCATCTTACAATACCCAAGAATAACCCAAATCATATCCATACAGGCATCAAGTTGTTCTACTTCATCACATGCATAGTAAGCTGAACGAAACTCACCGACTTCTTCATCAATTAAGGTTTTGTATAACTTAACATTTTTTGCTGATGGTTCTTGGTCACAAGCATCAATAAATTTACAAACATCATTATACATTCTGACGACTCAATTCAGATTGGTATGCACGCTGTCTCAATTCGGTTGAACTGAATCGGTGGTTGCGGGAGTTAAAGTACATATTGATACCTCGGTCAATACAGATTTGTTTACCTGTATATTCTTTGTCTTTGTATTCTTCACCAATGATTCTAACAGAAATTGGGAGGAACATCAATAGGTCTTCAAGGTCTCTTTCGGTATTA